GCATCAAGGGCGCGTCGAAGATCGAGGACGCCTTCCAGCTCGGCGATCAGCGCTACTACCTGGTCTGTTGCCTCAACTGCGGGCACGCGCAGCGGCTCCGGTGGAAGCACAAGCCGAACGACTTCGGTGAGGTCGGCGGCGTCACGTGGGAGACCGAGAAGACGGGGCGGCTGAAGCCCGACTCGGTCCGCTACCTTTGCGAGAAGTGCGTCCACCCGCACACGAACGACGATAAGACGAGGCTGCTCGACCCCGGCGCTGGCGCCGAGTGGGTGGCGACGGCAACCGACACGGCGGCGCCGCACCATCGCAGCTACCACCTGAGCGGGCTTTACTCGCCGGTAGGGATGCGCTCCTGGGGCGCGATCGTCCAGACGTGGCTTGAGGCGTGGGACCCCGAAGCGAACCGCCCGCGCGACCTGAACAAGCTGCAGGTGTTCTACAACAACGAGCTCGGCGAGACGTTCGAGATCCGCGGCGAGAAGCTGAAGCTCGAGCAGGTCTCCCCGCACCGCCGGCATACGTATCGCTACGGCGAGGTGCCGAACAAGTTCGCCGCGCAGCACTGCGGCGGCCCGGTGCTCTTGCTCACGTGCTCGGTCGACGTGCACAAGGAAAACCTCGCGGTCACCGTTTTCGGATGGTGTCGCGACAAGCGCGCGATCCTCATCAACTACTGGAAGCTCGAGGGAGACACGGAGCAGATCGACAACCCCGGGACATGGGGCGCGCTCCGGACGATCATCGAGCAACAAAGCTGGAAGGCCGACGACGGGAAAAACTACGCGCTCGTCGTGACGCTGGTCGACTCCGGGTATCGTACCGATCAGGTCGTCGAGTTCTGCGCGAGCATGCCGGGCCTCGGCGTCTACCCGGTGAAGGGTCGCGAGGACGACGGCGGACGCTCGACGATTCGGCCCTTCTCGCAGTTCAAGACGGGCGCGACGGTCGGCTACAGCATCACGGTCGACTACTACAAGGAACGATGGAGCGCCGCGCTCCGCCGCGGCTGGGACGGGCAAGGTCTGCAGCCGGCGCCGCACTTCAACGCTCCGATCGACGTCACCGACGCGCAGCTGAAAGAGCTGACCGTCGAGACGAAGGTCGAGAAGATCGATCGCGTCACGAGGCAGCGTGTCGGGTGGACCTGGCACCGCCCGTCGGGGGCGAACAATGAGCTCTGGGACTGCTTGGTCTACGGCTCGGCCGCGCTCGACCTGCTCGCGTGGAACCTTTGCGTCGACACCCTGAAGCTCGAGACCATCAACTGGCCCGGCTTCTGGGACTACTGCGAGAGCCAGCCTTTTTACACCACGACCTGAAGAAACACCGATGGCTGACGAGTGCGCATGGCTAGAGGCGCGCCTCGCGAAGACCGAGGAAATGATCGAGAAGCTCGAGGACGCGATCCTCACGCTCTCGTCCGGCGCGCAGAGCTACGAGCTCGACGACGGTCAAACGCGGGTGCGAAAGACGATGGCCGACATCGAGCAACTCCGGCTGATGCTCCGTGAGCTCGAGGGGCGCCGCGAGAATCTTCAGACCCGCCTCTGCGGTCTCGGCGTCACCCATGGGACCCCGAACTTCTGATGGCTGCGCGCGCGTACAAGTGGCTCGGGACGTACCGCGAGCCCCGGGCGATTCCGTTCGCCGCGATCTCGGCTGAGCTCGACGCTGCCACAGTGGAGCCGACAGCGGGCGCGCTGGACGTCGAGTCTCCCCGCTATCGCGTCAACACCGGATCGCACTGGCCGGGTGGGTTCGGGCACACCGAGCTTCTGATCACGGATTACTGGACGCTCCGACAGCGGAGCTCCGAACTCTTCCAGCGAAACCTTTTTGCGCGCGGGCTGATCCGCCGCCTCGTGACGAACGAGATCAACGTCGGCCTCCATCTCGAGGCCACGCCCGAGGAGGCCATCCTCGGGAAGAAAGAGGACGAGCTCGCGGACTGGTCCGAAGACGTCGAGAACCGCTTCCGGCTCTGGGCCGAGAATCCGGCCATCTGCGACCAGAGCGAACGGCTCACCTTCGGCGCGCTCCAGGCGGTCGCCCGGCGGGAGGCGCTCGTCGCCGGCGACGTCCTGGTCGTCATGCGACAGGACCCGAGGACCAGGCTCCCGAAGCTTCAACTCATCAGCGGCGATGCCGTCCAGACCCCGATGAAGGGTCTCGGCGCGGGTGTTCGATGCGTGCACGGCGTCGAGCTCGACGACATGGAACGGCACGTCGCATTCTGGGTGACGCAACGGGACGGGACATCGAAGCGGATCCCCGCCTTCGGTGAGAAGACCGGGCGCCGGCTCGCGTGGCTCGTCTATGGGACGGATAAGCGGGTCGACGAGGTGCGGGGGCAGCCGCTGCTCGGCATCGTCCTGCAGTCGCTGAAGGAGCTCGACCGGTACCGCGACGCGGCGCTCCGAAAGGCCGTGATCGGATCCATGTTCGCGATCTTCGTCGAGAAGACCGAGCAGGGTCCGGGCAGCAATTTCGCGCGACGCGTCGGGGTCCCCGGCGTCGCCGCGGACACCACCACGGGGCAAGCTCCGCCGCTGAACGTTTCCCGGCTGAACCCCGGGATCATCGTCGACCACCTCGCCGCCGGCGAGAAGCCGACGCCGTTCTCGAACCAGACGACCGACATCAACTACCCGAAGTTCGAAGAGGCCGTCGTCGCGGCCATCGCGTGGTGCTTCGGCATCCCGCCCGAGATCCTGACGCTCTCGTTCTCGAGCAATTACTCGGCGAGCCAGGCGGCGATCAACGAGTTCAAGATCTACCTGAACCTGGTCCGCACGGAATTCGGCGAGCAGTTCTGCCAATACGTGTACGTCGAGTGGCTCCTCGCGTCGGCGCTCTCGAAGAAGATCCAGGCGCCCGGGTTGCTCGAGGCGTTCCGCGACTACACGAAGCACGACCTATGGGGCGCCTGGGTGGCGGCCGACTGGGCCGGGCACATCAAGCCCGCGGTCGACATGTCGAAGCTCGTCGGCGGCTATGCCGCGATGGTCGAGCAGGGCTTCATGACCCGAGCGCGCGCGACGCGCGAGCTCACGGGGATGAAGTACTCGAAGGTTTCCCCTCAGCTGAAGCGCGAGAACGCGCAGCTCGCCGAGGCGAACGAGCCGCTCGCGAAACTCGAGGCAGCGAAGAAACCCGAGCCGGCACCGTTCCCGCCGGCGGGTGGCGACGAGCCGGCGGACGAGCCGGACGACGAGCCGCCGCCCGCGAAGAAAAAAGACGAACCAGCCGGCGACGCGGCCGAGCTCGACGAGAGGCCGAACTAAAAATGTGGCTCATCCAGGAATCCGTCCTCCACGAGCTCGAGGGCATCGCCAAGAGCGGTATCGTCCTCACCGAGGCTCAGGCCCAGCACTTCAGCGCGAGCGCGTCTGAGGCGCCCGAGGCCGCCGCCAGCCGCATCTCGAAGCGCGCCGGCGCTACCGCCGAGATCCGCGTCGACGGCGTGCTCACCGAGCGCCCGAGCTTGCTTGCGATGCTGCTCGGGCTCGGCGGTACATCGTACCAGGCGATCCGCTCGGCGCTCGCCCAGGCCGACGGCGACCCCGAGGTCAGCGACGCCGCCCTCGTCGTCAGCAGTCCGGGCGGTCACATCGACGGGCTCTTCGACACGATCGCCGCGATCCAGGCTTTCTCCAAGCCGATCGTCGTGCGCGCGTCCAACGCGCAGAGCGCGGCCTATGCGCTCGCCGCCGCGGCCGGCCCGATCGAGGCGACGACGCCCGCGGCAACGTTCGGGAGCATCGGCGTGGTCGCCGGATTCCAGATCGACGACAAGCGCGTCGAGATCACGAACAGCGCCAGCCCGAACAAGCGCCCGGACATCAGCACCCCCGAGGGCAAGGCTGCGGTTCGTGAGCACCTCGACGACCTCCATGGCCTCTTCGTGGGTGCCATCGTCGAGGGGCGCGCGCTCCATGCGCGCGACACCAAGATCACGCCGAGCCTCGTCAACGAGACGTTTGGGCGCGGCGCGACGGTCCTCGCGGCGAAGGCGCGCGAGCTGAAGATGATCGACAGGGCGCCGAAGGCGCTCAAGCGGCGCCCGCCGATGGCGTCCGCCGAAGAAGTTTCAGCCCCGGAGCTCGCTCCGGAGCCGGTTCCACAACCTGCCCCGGTCGGGGCTCAGACGAAAGCCAAAAACAAGATGAACAAGAAGGAACTGCAGGAGCAGCACCCCGAGGTCTACGCGTCCGTTCTCGCGGAGGGCCGCGTCGAAGGCGTGGCCGACGGCGAGACGAAGGAGCGCAAGCGGGTGAGCGCGCTGCTCAAGCTCGGCAAGAGCTCCGGGGACATGGGCATCGCGGAGAAGGCCATCGCGGCCGGCTCGAGCCCCCAGGACGACGAAGTCTTCGCCGAGTTCCAGGCGGCGGCGATGAATCGTCGCGACGTGAGCGCTCGGCAGAGCGAGAGCGACGCGGCCGGCGAGGCCACGCGCACGGCGGCAACTCCGGCCGGTGGTGTCGCGAAGGATCTCGGCGACCGCATCTGCGACGCGATGGGCCTCCCCGCCGCTGCCGACAAGCCGTGACCCGCGCGGGCGCGCGCCTCGCGCGCGCCTGCCCCCGC